TTCTTTCATAAAATTCACGGGCACCACTTGCCTCAAACTTCATGTCTTTTAGCATTAACTCTAAATCATTTGTTACGTCGTCATTCTTGTATGCCTTTAAAAACTCTGTTGGCTTTCCTTCTGTAAACCTACTATAGCAAGCCTGATCATCTGTGTCGCCAAGATAGTCTACGACATCTGGCTTGAACCATTTCATAACCTTAAACCAAAGCTCGATCATTTTATCATCTTGATATGGAAATTGCTGATCTGATGACAGCATCCATTTTAAGTCGTTAGACATTTAATATCCTTAAATTAAAAAAGTCACAGTTTTGTGACTTTGAGTACTACCTATATTTTAACATATAATGACAGTCTGTCAATATTTAGTTAGCCTTTTCTTTAAAAGCAATATAACTTATTGTTAGTTCTCCTACTGGACCATTAGATATATATTGAACTTGCTTCTTATTAATTATCCTGAGAGTGATTTGTGTTTTATTGGGGATAGATCCTCCAGCAATACTAATTGTATAAATGGGATTCTCTCCATTAAACTTTGCATCTACTGGCAAGTCTACTGGTGTTGAATTTCCACCAGCAGCACTAGTTAGGGCTGGAATTGTAATATACCCAGCAGAAATTACTGGGACAGTTGTGGTTCCATCCTCTAAAGTATTCTGTAGACCTTGAGCAATTTGGTAAGTTTTTGTTAAACCATCTTTTAAATCATTTAATTTGCTAGCGTCTAAAGGCTCTCCGTCATTAAATATTGGTTGCTTTAAAGTTGCCACAATTAAGCCTCTTTCACAATCTTGTCTAAGCTGTCTGAGTATTCTTCAATAGACTTCTCACGTTCTTGATTTTGATCAATAAGTAAAGTAATTTCTGAACGCAAGACCGCTATCTGAGTTTCATAATTAGATACAATTTCTCCTATGCGTTGCTGCAAGGCTGTAATAATTAACTCTGCTTTATCCGCCATCTTTATGCTTGCTCCTCTGGGTATTTTGCGGCTTCTGTTGTCAGAGCAGCAATTTGAGCATTTGCGGAAGCCTGTGCTGCGTTTAAAGAAGAAATGGTTTCTGCATTTGATTGAGTTTTAGCATTTTCAACAATTAAATCTATGTCTAAATTAAACTTAACATAATTTAAGCTTTTAATACGACTTTCAATAACTGCACGTTTTTCTGAATTTGATAATGTTGTCATTTTGTCCTCCTTTCATATTATATCATTTAGCCTTGATTAGTCAAGAACGATTTTTCTTTTAATAGAGCCTGTTTTATATTGTACATTTCTTGTATCATTTGCTCATATTCTTCAGGATTAGATATCTCTCCACCATTTAATTCAGCAATTTTATTTTTTACTGTTTGGCTGGATAGGACAGTATCATTGAGCAAATTAATTCTTTGATCAATAATTTCTATTTTTTCAAAATTTGTTAGATTATCATTTAAAAGTGTCATAATTTAATCACCTAGGAGAAGTTATAGGTGGAAGCTCCTCCGCTCACTGTATTTCTCTTAACGCCCGTTACCCTAGTCGTGCCAGAAGTTCCAGCTGAATTTTTAGGTGTTAGATAAAACTGATAGCCATAATTCAATCCTGTTGTTGGTGAGGATGTTGTAATAGTTGATCCAGTTGTTGTGCCTGAAGTAACATAGGTGTCTATAGCTGCTCCTGACGCAGTACCTGAGCTTCGGTATACATCATAGCTTACAGAAGATATTCCTGTTCCTGTCCATGTGGCTGTCATCTTAACTCCAGATGATGATCCACTTGGAGTCATTACTATTTGAGATATATTTGCAGTAACCACAATGGCAGTCCATATTGCTGTAAGTGTAAAACTTTCGGTTGGAGTAAATGTATCTCCTGCATTATAACTATACATTAAGTCTCCAGATGGAGGATTTCTCCAGCGACTAAATGTAAACCCAGATCTTGTAGGAGTTGGAGCTGTAACAGAAGATCCAGCAGTTACCGTGGTCGAGCTTGGAGAAACAGATCCACCATTTGCCGCCCAAGTTATTGTGTACTGAGCAAGTGCAGATGCGGTTCCAGTTACTGTAAATTGCACAGTAGTATATCCAAACTTTGAATAACTTACTGTTACTGTATTTGAAGCTGATGCAGAAAGACCTGTGACGGTAACTGCACCAGCTGCGGTAATTGTTGTAGATGCGTTAGCATTTGAATTTGATACTACTGCATAAGTTCCTCCTGAAGGATTTGGAGTGTTATTAATGCTTGCTGTAAAGCCATTAGATGTACTAGTTGCAGATCCATAAGTTGGGGCAGTAGTCATTGTTGCATCAGGTATTTTAATTGAAACTGGCCCTGCCCAATCGGTTACATTTCCAGCACCCGTACCAGTTGCAGTTAATGATGATCTTACCCACCAATAATAAGTATACCCAGGTGAAGCAGTTAGTGTTCTAGTTAAAGGTGAAGATGTAAACGATCCACCACTTTGTGGTGTGTCTGGAGTAGATGCAGTTGTTCCTACTAATGCTGGCTGGGTTCCTATTGCTAATGAATCAGTTTGATACCACCCTTGAAAAAATTCTCCTGAGCCTCCCGTAAAATTAATTGTAAATACCCCGCTACTGTACGTAACACTTGTTGGGGTGGGAGAAGCAAATACATTTTGTTGATTTGCAGATGTAGTAACGGCAACATAACTATCATCAATATCAGATGTTGAAATGCTTTTCCAAACTGAATCTGGGATAGCGGTCCAGCTTATTCCAGAAGTGCTTGCTGGGGTGCTTCCGTCAAAATAAACTCTTAAAACAGATCCCGCTACAAATGTTCCAGAAAATCCAGAAGTTCCAAATAAACCGTTTGAATAGTAACCTGGATCATTTATGTATGCAGGAACACTGCTTCCTTTTCTTACTAAATAAACATCGCAGTAAGGCTGTCCTGTATAAAATTTAATTTGATAATCTAAAGCGGTGATTGATGATCTTACGAGAGGGTCCTGATACATATACGCTCTAACATATAAATGATAATTGCTGCTATCAGAGTATTCTTGAATTCTATAATTAACTAAGTCTTCATTCCATATATTAATATTTCTTCCGCTACCTGCTGTTCCCGCTATAGACCCTCCACTATCTAATCCTATATATCCATTAGAACCAACATATAAAATGTTTCCAAAATTAAAAGAATACGGAGTAGTAACAACTCCAGATGTTGTGTAACCACTTGTTGCTGAACCACCCGTGTTTGTTCCAGTAACTCTTAATCTAATTGTTTTACCTAGATCATCAGGGTCTATTAAATAACTGTTGCTACTATTAAACTGAAGAATCGTACCGTCTGAATAACTCCACTCATATTCAAAACTGTCTGGGTAGGTGTCTCCAGAAATAGATGTTGTATTACGCCACAAGCTATTTTGTGATCCAGCAATTAATGTTCCGCCAACTATGGTAGATCCACCAATAGGGGATATTGATAATGAAACTGGGGAGTACTTAACGACACGGGCTGCGTTGCTGCTAGTTACATAATCAGATGATCCCGATGCATTAGTTGCTCTAACTTGATAAACAACATAATATCCATTATGAGATAAATTAGTAGATAATGTTGTATTAGTTTGAGCAGGACTAAATGGTCCATAATTTCCGTCACTCGCATACTGATTAAAGTACCATCTATCTTCATAAACTGTTGGGCTGTTACTCCAGCTACCACGATATCCAGTTAAAGTGTCACCAACTCTTGCAATGACTGTAGTATTATTTATATCGTCTCCGCTAGAATTTCTTACTTTTGGAAAAGATGTGATTCCTGGTATTTGGCTTCTTGCAAAAACTTTTACCCAGGCTGTAGTATTTTTTCTATATGCATTTAATATCTCTACCCAGCCAGTTGTGTTTTTTCTAAAAACAGATAATATTTCTACCCAGCCAGTTGTGTTTTTTCTAAATATTGAAGGCATATTTTATCACGCCGTACTAAAATATAAGTCGCCAGTAAAAGCTCCGCCTAAATAATCGTCTAGCGTGGCGGCGCTAGAAATATTTCCAGAATACAAAGTTCTTCCTCTGCTCAATCTATTGTTTGCATTAATTGTAACCGTAGACCCTGGTATTCCATAACTAGTGGTTGTATATAAAGTAGTTGTGTCTGCAAAATTAGAGTAAAGACTGTGAAACAAATATCCCCTAACATATCCTGGAATGTCAGTCTTGTTGTTTAATCTTATTTGAAGGTCACCAGATGCGTTTCCTTGTCCTAAAATTACTCCGCCGTCCTCTTCTAATGCAAAATATCCATTTCCAGATTGTAAATAAACTTGTGATGTATTTGCATATATAAATGGTGTGTTGAAATATAATTGATTTGTTTGAGTTATAGTACCAGAATCAATTGTTAAAGTTCCAGTAAAACTATTTGGGTTTGCACCAACTGAAGTAATTACAGCACCAGTAATTGTAGATCCTGCAGTAAGATTTCCTAGCATTGATACGTTTCCATTTGAAGCAGTTAGCGTAAACTTTCCTGTTGTGCCACTTCCATTATAATGTGCTATTGAGTCTGGAGTTAGTCTTATATGCTGACCAGAAGCAGGTCCTAAATAAATTGCTGGGTCTGAGCCGCTATTAATTTTAAGAGTTCCTGCATCATTTTGCAATGAATTGTCTAATAATTTCCATCCACCAATGTATCCAGCTGATGCTGTTAATGAACCAGTTTTTGAAACACGGAATGGAGCACTTAAATAATCTGCATTTCCTAGCCAAATTCCAGGAGTTGTTAGGCTGTCAGGGTCTGCTTTAAATACGGTGTTTCCTGATCCTATCGATAGGCTACCAGTAAATGTTCCAGATCCATTAATTGCTAATGTTCCTGTATTGCCGCCAATAAATTCAAGAAGTTTTGTAGTTCCGTTTGTTCCATAAATAACTAATGGTGTAGTGGATCCTCCTATTTCAACTCTTGCTCCACCGCTTGCGCCAGCTTTAATGTACGCATCTGCTTCTAAGAATCCTGTTTTAATTTCACTTGCTGGCAATTTTTCTACTGTGATATTTGTTGGACTAGAAACTACTGCCGTTGTTGTCTCAACTGGTGGCACTGCTGCATTTACAGTTTTAATTTTAACATAATATGGAACGCCATATTGCAATTTTGTTTGAGCATTTTTATCAATTACAGTTCCAACTCCTATTGCTACCTGATTAGTTCCGTTTGCAAAGTTTAATGAATGAACCCAATTATTATCACTTGGCACAAAATCAGCTGACGTTCCTATGTAAACTTTGGCGCTTGCAAAAGTTCCTGTAGGAAAATCACTAATCCCGTCTGATTTCTTTCCATTCCAAGAAACAATAATTGATGCAAGTCCTGCTTCTATTGTTGGAGCAGATGGGTCTTGAGGATTAAGTATTGTTGTTCCAATTCCTGGAACAACTACTGATCTTGCGCTACTTACTGCAGACTTTTTACCATAAGAAGTAACAGAATAAAGAGTTACAAAGTACTCTCCAGAAGGTGCGGCAATTGTTTGTGTTCCAGCTGATTTAAAACTTGAGGTTGGTTTAGTTCCATCAAAAATACCGCCGTCAACATAAATATCTACTCTATCTATATTGGATATAGTTTTTCCAGCAGCATCTGTGCCGTTCCAGGTTACTCTAATTAATCCAGGTTCTCCCGTAACGCTACCAGTTGGAAGAGATGGCTCACCTGGAACTGATTCTCCTGGAGTTGTTATTATTTTTGCAGCAGACCATACGGAAAATGCTCCGCCTTCTCTTTTCCATCTAAATTGTAAAGGATATGTATTGTTTACGTCAAGGTCAGTAATTGTTACAATAAAGTAATTCTTATCTCCAGGATCTACCTTAGAGCTATCCTTTAATAAATCTTGATAGGCTGACATTTAGAATGTTACTTCCAGTCTATACTCTACGTCAATTTGCCTTCCAGCTGTTTTTGTTAAATATGGTGAGTTTAATATGGACCTACTTACCAAACCATATATCGGATCAAATGTATCTTCATCATTAATTCTAACTGCATCTAGGCCCACTAAAGTTGATTGTCCAGAAACTGGGGTGATTACGATTCCGATTTTTGTAATTTCTGATTTATTTGGAGAACCCACTACGTTACCAAATAAGCTAGAAAGCAAAACTTCTTGTGATATCTTTTTTCCAGTTCCAGAAATTGACGGCAAATCAACAAAATAATAATTGCCAGTAGATGTGTAAAATTTAACTGTAATCTTACTTAGGTTATTATCTCCCTTATAGTAAGCGCAAGTAATAGAATCGTTGTTGCTATATCCCTCTAAATCAAAAGAAGTGTTTGTTGTGTATTCTTTTGAGCTAGTGCCGTTGGAAGGCATAACCAAAACATTAGTTCCAACTCTTGCACCAGTTTCTGATGTTTCTGGGTTGTAACCATCTGAGTCTGTCCAGTCTAGGTAATTATCAAAATCCGCAATAAACTTGCTATCAAAACTATTTGCAGAAGATCTTGTTGATGGGTAAATTCCTATTTCTGAAATTACTCCAGCTAAATCTTGAGGAAGTGTTGCTTTGTAAACTATATTATATACAGGCAATCCGTTTTCCATTTGAATATCTGTGCTGCCTAAGTTTACTGGCGTTCTGTATATCTCAAACCCTAATCTTGTGTCCACCTCGGAAGAAACGTTTCCTCCAGAAACATAGGCTGAATTTGTTGAATCTAAAATTGTAAAGGTAGTAGTTGAAGGAACAGAGCTTATTGTTGCATTTAAAAAGTTATACTCTGTTGGAGACACATTAGATATGCTAACCTTGTTTCCTTCAAATAACCCATGCTCATAAGTAGTTGTAAAGGTGACAACGGATCCTGTAGAAGCAATTCCTGATATTGTTTTTGAATCATGAATCCCTACCGCTAAGTCCTTTGTGGCAGACGGCACATTTCCAGCCATAAGTTTAGAAAAATACCTTTTTCCAAATTTGGTAATTATATTAGAAGATCTTGCGATCTCTTTATTGTTTTCATAAAATACATAAGTTCCTTTTATCATTACTCTCCTTTAGATTGGTGTAGAATAACCTGAATAATATTTTTTATTATTAGTTCCAGTTACTACAGCCCTTACCGATAGCCATCTTGCTGAAGAAGAAGCTGGTGTATCTCCTCCAGATGAGCTAACTTTATATTGTCTATTCTTTCCACTATCTCCTATGCCGTAAGATGAAGAGGAAGGGTATGCTTTTGATCCTGAACTTACAGTTGTCCCGCCATTTTTTAAAGTTTTTATAATCCATTCGTAAGATATTGAATCATATGAACCAAGACCACTTGAATCATTCCACCCCCAAGATAATCCTGTAGAACCAGTTCTATCAAATATTACAGACGGAACAGATGGTGTTGGTGTAATAAAATTACTTGAGTTTGAAGGGTTTGCTTCAGAAGATGAAACTGCTGCTGCATACGATGCGGTTGCTGCGTTATATATTCTTGCGTCAACACCAACTGTAGTTGATGCATATTGACTCGTATTTTTAATTTTAATTAATGCATTATATTTAGTAGTCTTAGCTGCAGCATCATAATACTCTTCAAAGGTTATTGACTCTATGTCTGATAAATCTACGGTGTCTGTCGATCCCTCTGGGTCTTTGTCTTCGTTATCTCCAGGTGGATTATCTCCACCAGATCCGTCTCCAGGATAAGGACGAGATACTTGCTTAGAATAAATGTATCCAGAATCATTTTTAAGAATGGCTTCATCTGGTCTTAGCCACAATAGGTCTGGGTCTGTAGTTTTAAGCACAACTTTTGACGTCTTGGCTATATTCTTAGACGGTATTCTTTTTATAGTTTTTTTATTTACTATATCTTGTGATCCTATTGTCATTTTAATATTATACCATTTAGATAATTACAGAGTTCTGCAAGTAATCGAGGTAGAAATCCCTTCTAGAAAAGATTGGCTTACGTTAGTAATAATCATTTTTTGAGTTTCCTGAAGATTTTGATATGCATATTTAACTGAAACTATGTCTCCCACAGAAAGCATTGGATTTCCAAAGGTCTCTATTTCTATAATTTTTCCTTTGTTTATTGCCTTTGTTTTAATAAATTCAGCAAGATTTTTTACATCATATTCTGACTGAAGCCACCTAGATTCAAATATTACGGGCTCCTTGTTTGCATACTCACTGCTGGTATCTGTGGAGTACTCCATAGTTCCAGAAGGGTATAAATCATTTCCTATTACGTATAAGGAGGCCAGTGCGCCATCGCTTAAAGGAACAGTTGAAGAAGTATTGTTTAGCACATAAGCTTCTGCTTCAAAATTAGAAATCTTTTTACCAATCAGGCTAACTGCTTGGTTGCTACCAGTAGACCATTTAATTGGGAATGCTGGTCTAGAGTTTAATTTAGTCTTTACATAATATATCTCTCTCACAACTGTTCCAAAATCATCTACCGTCTGGTTTTTAAGAACTGGATCGGAGTTTCCAGTATTATAAATTAAATCTCCAAAACTCATGTCAAGCAAATCATCTGAATATTGGCCAGCGTATAAGTTTCTATTGTTATAAGAAGTTTCGTACTGGCTTACATCTATGTCTGTGCCGTATACGTAGTCTACTGCTATCTCGCCAGACCCGCATGCCAATGCTACGGTTTTAGTTGTTGGAAGGATTGAATTAACTGTGGTTCCAGAGGAAGAGCTTACGTCTACTGCCGTAATAATAAATCCGTTAATGTATGCATTAATATAAACCTTGCTACCAGAAACTCTTACTCTAACGTCAACATTGTATTGAGTTCCACCAAATACTCCCTCAAAAGTTGTAGTAGATGTTTTTTGTGAATCAGCTAAGGTTTTTATTGAAGACCCGTCTGCCTTTATAATTCTAACTGATTTAGTCTCTTTTGAAACAGCAGATTTCGTAGTTTCTAAAATAACATAATACCCAGTTTTTCCTGTATGGTTTACAAAAAATCCCAAACCTGCGGAAACACCTTTTGTGTTAATATCTGTGTCTAAGAATATACTTGTACCAAAAGCATAATATTTTTCTGATAATAAAGGTGAGGGCAAGCCATATGTTGGAAGAGATGAGTTTGTTGTTGATGTAGACAAAGACATTCCTTCAAAATTTCTATAAGCAATGTTGTATTGATTTTTTGATGTATTTGGATTCGACATCTTGAAATAAGATTTGCTTGGATATATTTTTGTTGCAGAAACTGGATTTGAAGAAATGGTTGCTGCATTCGTAATGCTAGATAAAGTAAACTTTCCACTTCTCATTACTTTACCTGAAGAAGATCCAGACTTTGGGGTTACTTCAAAAATATATCTTCCTAGACTTAAGTTAGATATTGTAAATGGTGGATTGCCAGTTGCAGCAGGTATGTTGACTACCTCTTCAAAAATTTCGCTAAAAACAGTTCCTCCATCTGACTTCAAAGCTTTTATAACGTAAGAAGTTGGCACTGTTGTGGGAACTACAAAATCAATAGACACACTACTAGATGTAAGTTGTGTAACCCTTAAGTCATAAAATAGATCCCAGTTTGTAGTAGTTCCAGTTGATGTAGACTTTTGGGACGGATCAAATGTAACGTTTCTTAATTCCCAATTTCCTAGATTACTGTTTGCGGCATCATGTTTAGCTGCCACGGTTCCTAGGGCCCCTCTTTTTTTAATTCTGTATCTTCCGCTTGGTTTGAAGTATGCGCTAGAAGAAGGATTATTTACATCTGAGTAACCAGCTTTACACAAAGATCTGTATTTATTTATATCTGCTGCGGACTCTACGTTTACTTTTCCAGTGCTTCCATCTAGAAATACGCAATCATATTCCATTGCATCATACTCAATAATTTCTGAATCTATAAGAACATACCCAGAAAAATTATAAAAAGATTGTTGCTCTGCATATACGTCTGTTGTTTGAGAATCAATAGTCAAGTAGGTATTTTCCAAAGCGCTAATATCTTGAGATAATCCTCCTGCACTTAATAGTGTAGTAGGAGCGTTCCAAAGAGATCCAGAAGTACCTATATAATCTGAAGTCATCTGTGTTTCCCACAAAACTTTTACGTAGTTTGCTCCAACTATATCTTTTTTATTAAATTTAATAATGTTTGGAAGAGTGGTGTCATCTGCTTCGTTGTAAAATGTCCAGGATATTGGTCTTGCTGTGTCATAGATATAGTCTCTGCTGTAAAATTGCAGGATGTTATTTTCATCAAAGAATGCATTCATTTGAATATCTCTGCACAACTCTTGAATGGCTTCCCAAACTGTTTTTGAATCATCTGTCCACCAATAATTTACTTGAGGGATTGATTTTTCACTTGTTGTATTTAAATTAAATCTGTAGCTAGCAAAACCTATTGAGTCTAGAAGTCTTCTAATAATTGCAGTTACAGGATAGAATTCACACACAATATCTGGGCATACGGTTTCCATTAAATACTTAGAGCCATCTAAAGAAAATATTGCTGCACTTCCATACTCATCTATATTAAAATCGTTAATATAATAGAACCCTTGGGATACTTTGTCGTAAGAACCAGCAACGGTTGTTGCGTTGCTATGGTACACATTAAAGAATGGGCGCAACTCAGCATTTTTTACTAGATACAGCAATGAGCTATCAAACTCAACGGAATCTCTAACATAAGAAACTATTTGAGATGTTACCTGATTATATTTAGCAATATTTGCCGACATGCTGTTTGCAGTAACAAATCCTACTGGGAGTACGTCCGTGGAAGAAGATGAAGATTCTTTGCTAATATCAAAGTCAACTAAATCTGAGGATATGTCCTTTACCCATCTTGCTGACAATTCAATTACCCCAATCATTCCTCCAAGATTTGAATTTGTTGCAGTAAGTTTAATTGATTTAATAGAAATTGGAGTTGAGTAAGTTATTGGCTCTACCAAAGCCGTGTTTACCCAAGAAGTTCCATTATAGTTTAATACGATATTTCCGTCTGTCGGTGTAGTAAATGGCCCAACTGACTGAGTTGTGTTGTCGGACTTAGTAATTAATAAGGAGTAGTTAGTGGGAAGAAAATGATTTTTTTCAAATCTAATTACAATTTTATTTGATAAAGCATTTTTGTTTCCTTCAATAACCGTGTCTTGCTTATACTTTACAGTTAGATCAATGTTAGTATTTTTTGCTCCCAGCCAATATTTATATTCAGTTTTTTCTCCAGGAATATATATTCTTGGCTGAGTTGAGGGATATTGAACTGTTCTATACTTTGAAAAACTATTCGCTGGCGTATCTACGGATGAAAAAACATAATACTTTATACCTGACTCTAACGGTCTAAATGGCTTTATTATAGAATCTACGGGAAACAATTTTTTATAAGGGTTTGGTTTTCCTGAAGGCCAATCAGAAATTTGAGAAGTATATGAAGAATCTGCCGTTGCTGAAGAAACAGTTATTCCATCAATCATGGAATTCATGTTGTACTCTATAACCAAACCAGCATCTGAAGTTACTGATTTTTGCTGCTTAAATAAATTAAGCAAACTGGTTTTATTTGAATCTATCATTATACCTGTTCCATTGTAAGAGATACGTTCCAGAATTCTTGAGGAGTATCTGTTGAATTTTCTTTTACGTTTCTTTTTACTATTTCAAAAGAACATGCGGTAAATATCATTTCCATTGTTTTTGTGGTTCCGCCATACACTATGGATAGATCAAAAGTAGATCTTCCAGATAAAGAACCAGAAGCTTTTGCTGCGGTGCCGTCATAGAAAGACTTTATGTCTACCGCTCCATAACCTCCGTCTACAGTCATTGTTGAATGAGAAGGAAGCATGGACCAGGAAACATTTATGCTTTCTTTTTCTGAAACAAAAAATTTACGCATTGTTCCATTTGCCATTCTTTGAGTTTTTTCAATTCTTATCTTGTTTAAAGATACGGGTTGTCTATTATGCTCAGATAAATTTATTGTTGAGTTAAGTTTTAACAAAGAGCCAACTGGCAATACCATTGCTGTCATTATACTGACCTCCCCCCTGCTAGTACTTTAATTCCTTTTTGTCTTGCTATCTCTTCAACTTGAGCAAAGAACTCTTTTGCATTGGTTGGTGCTGTTGGATAGTTTATTGATAGGGTTTCAATTCTTACCGAAGAAGATGATGAGCTATTTGAACTATTAACAATTCCTCCCCTATTGTATTTAGGAACGGTATTTATTACTGGCCCTCCTGAATTCATCATTTTAACCAAACCGCCAGTTGCCATTTTTGGCTTTGATCCAGATGCCATGTTTCCGTAGGCTGTTCCTCCTAATACAAATCCAGTAAGAGCTTTGCCTAACCCTGTTTTAATTTTTCCTAAAATAGAAGTATCTGTTTTTCTATTAGTTGAATCCTCTACAATTTTTGCAGCAGTAATATAAACACTATCAGCTTTAATATCTTTAAGAGACTCTGCGTATTTATCTGATATCTCTCTGGCTATTTCAGTTGTAGTTTTTGTTCTTCCTCTATCGGTAGGACTTGGCATAACAAATCCAGGTATACTTTTAGCAGCATCCACTAACTGGGCACCAGGAAGCGAGGTTCCTTTAGATTTATTTTTTGGATCCATATCGTATAAAAAGAAATTTGAAAGCGCTGTTTGCCATTTAGACATTGTTAATTTTGTTTCATCAATTTGTTTATCGAATCTTCCTAAATTATTTCCAGCAAGAGAAGCGCTATCAGCAATTTTTTGGTTAGAGTCACTTATTCTTTTCTTTTGTTCTTCCAGAACCTTAATATCAGCAGACTCTTTACTGTCAATAGCAGACACTGCAACGTCTGTTTGTTTTTCTTTATTAAGTGACTTTATGTCAAGCTGAGCCATTGCTGCTTTAGACATATCTCCAGCGGCTAATGCATCTTGGTATTCTAGTTGCTTTTTCTTTATTGCCGTTAAGAAGTTTTCATCTTTTTGTTGATTAGATAAAGCTTTTCTTCTAGCATCAGCCTCTTCTTTAATTTTTCTAATTTTTTCATCAATAGCTTCAATTGCTTTTCTTGAATCAATTTGAGCTTTTGCGCTTTGTCCTTTAGAAGAAGCCGCTGCTTGCGCTTTTCTTTTTTCTAATTCGATGAGACTCTGATTAAGTCCAAATAAAGCTCCACCCTCAGCAATTGAATCTCTGGCAACATCTTCTGAAATCATTGCTCTTAAAGTAAATAGTGCATTTGTTGCTGCTGCACCTTTATTTAAATCTCCTGTATATCCTTGAGCTTGCAATCTTATTTTTTGCCACATGCTAAGACCTGTGTCTTGTAATGAAAGAAATTTTTCTGCTTCTTTATTTTGGCTTATTGCATCTTTTAATATATCCGAAGTAATTCCTTTTCGAAAACTGACATTTTTAGATATATTGTCAGATACTATTTTTTCAGCTTGAATCAGAGATAGCTTATCTTTACTGTTTGATATTGATTCTTCTACTGCTGCATTCGCAGCAGCAAATGCTGTTGTTAGTGCATTTCTTTGACTTGCAAGATCTTCTGAACCAAAAACTTCATTTAAAACTTTAAAGGCTTCTGTGGCTGCGGTTGCTGCATCTTTAATATCATTAAAGTAAGAATTTCCAACAGTGCTAGATCCTGCCAAAGCAAATTTTTCAGACATTGCAAAAGCAGCATATATTTTTTTAGTAGCTTCTTCTGCTGCCATACCGCCTGCAATCATTTGGGTTTTTAATCTTTCTGCATAATCTTTCAGGTCTGATTCTTTCATTTTATTAATTGCTGCAATAGAATCAGCCATGCTGCTTTTAACTTCTTCTTTTAATTTCCTATACTCTTCAATAGTCATCTTTATTGGAATTCCAGCAGAGTTCATGCTGTCGTAAAGCATTTGATTTCTTTCAATAGTATCTTTTAGAATAGACATAGAATCTTTCAATGAAGTCTTGTATTCTGTTATATTTAATCCAGCTTTTTTAGCTGCCTCTCCAGTTAAACCATAAGATAAAGCATTTAGTCTTAGACCCTCTTCGTGTTTCTTATATGCTTTATAAGCTCCATATACTACTGCTGTTCCTACACCTAAAACTAAATTTGTTTTAGTTATTCCACCAACAAGACCCATAAGTACTCTAGAAACTTTAGACCCTTGTGCTGCTGAATTTGCTAGAGACAATGCATATTTATTATTTGCTCTATACGCTTTATCTAATTTACCTGCATATTTTTCGTATGCTTCATCGGATCCTGGCGCTATCTTTGATCTGGCTGCTCCCGCTCCGCCCATAAGCATTCCTGGAAGCATAAATCCAGCCATGCTTCCCATCATTCCGCCAACATCACCACCTATGTTCTGGCCCATGCCTCCAAGCATTTGAGATCCAGCCATTCCAAGTGCCATTTGTGCAATCATTCCGCCAGCATTATATCCTCTAGGAGAAGCCTGCAAGCCACCGACCATGCCACCCCTGTTGTATCCCATTTTCCATTTTCTGGTCAATGCTTCTGAGCGTGGGTCAGGACCTATGTATCTTGGGTTAGCCCATCCTTGTGCTAATTTCTTTAATGGCATTCCTAAAAATGCTTTTCTTCCGTGTGATGGCATTGAATAATTATTTGGACTTATTCCTCTTACGGCAGGATTAAAGTTCATTCCACCAAATGGAAGTCCCGCTGCAACGTGTCCTCTTTCTGCACCAAATACTGATTTTAGTGTTTTGCCAACTCCAAAAGCTGGAGATGGTTTTCTTTGTGACTCTGGGTAAAGCTCCTGCATTTTTTCATAATGTGACCTTGCCATTGATTGAGGTATTCCCCCACCAGTTGAAATAAATGGTTGTGGTACTTTTTGTCCGTCAAATCCAACATTTCTAACACTGCCTTTTTTAACACCTTTATTTTTTTCATTTCTTTGGAATCCTAATGACATTATTTCTTCTAAGAAAGAAACTTGTCTTCCTTTTGCTGGGCTAAATCTTTTTACTTTACTGATATGTTTATGAATAATTCCTGAAACAATTTGATCATATTGTTTTGGAGTTATGTTTCCAGACTTCATTAAAGTCTCTCTTACTTCTTTTTCCATAGGGTTTATGGCAAATTGTAAACTTTTTTTATCGTATCCTAAATTTGTTCCAATTTGATACAGAAGCCCTCCTGGGTGCATTCCCTTTTTACGCATTTGCATAAAGTCATCTGCAAACATTTTTCCAGGTATTGTATCTCCTGGTGGAAGGTTTAGGCTAGCTCTTCTTCCATCTTGATCTGGGTGTGCAAGAATAGCATTCATCTTGCTTCCTTGCCAAAGCATTGTTGCTGGCAAGAACTGTCCTCCTGAATTTAATTGGTTTCCGCCAACCCCTGGACCGTTTATATCATATAGTGTTTTTATATTCTTTTGGGCTGTGTAGGGTTCAATTACTGCTTCTCCAGGAGTAAGTACTACTGGAACTTCTCCGCCCTTATTCATTCCCATCATTGGCCCAAGAATATCCATATTTTCTGCTGTAGCTTGTTTGTTTACAACAAAAGCTCCTGCTGGTAGAGTAGTGTGATAAGTATCTGTGTTTCCAGTTCCAGGAACAATTCCGCCAGTATTCATTTTAGGAATAGTTGTTTCAGTAGAATAACCTGCTCCATAAGTTCTTACTCCGAGAGCTCTGGCAATTTTATCAATTATTTGAGCAGAAGGTCTCTTTGCTCTAAAAATTTCTTTAATATTGGCTTTACCTTTGGGGCTGACAACTGGTTGATTTATCAAAGGAACTTGTGTTAAGTTTGCAGTTTTACCCATACTAGCAGCCATCTGAGAAGTTGTTTGAGACATTAACATTTCTAGCTCAGCATTAATAGCAATTATTTTTGCACGAGCAGCGTCAAGATTAATTTTTCCTGCTTTTAATTGAGCTACTACTGCTGCTGATTGGCTTGCAGCATTTGTTGTTAACTGAGTCATTGCTGGAAGCAACTGTCCAAATGTTTTATTTATATCTGCGCTAAATGTGCCAGTTCTAGCAATTTCTTTCTTTAAATCAGCAACCTCTCTTTTTGACATCATAGACAAAGTTCCCATTAATGCGTGCCACTTAGCTGCTTCTCCAGCAACTATTCCAGTTGATACTCCTCTTGATGTAGTTAATCCTTCGTACTCTGGCAAATTTCCTGTTGAAAATATTTGAGGAACAGCACCTATTTTTTGATTTACAGGAATTGGTTGTGGTGTAAATGAGTGAATTGTTTGACTATTTTTTTGGTCTTTGTTCATTGCAGAAACTGGGTTGTGGTGTGCTGCAGCTCTTGTTCCAATTGCTCCGATGTAAGGGCTATTAGGATTTACTGATCTTCCGCCTGCTGCAATAACAGAATTTCCTGCCATTGTTGATACGCCTGGATTTGTAGCTATAATTGCACTATTGGCATCTGCTGCAAGTTTATTGTAAGAGGCAGAAAGTCTAGTTATAGATTGTTGAAGAATGTCTGCTGCTTTTGCATCACTGTAGAAGGTAGCCTCTACTAAAGCTCCTGCTTTATTTGCAGCAAGGATGTCTGGTGTAAGAAGTTTCCATCCAGCACCACCTTTAAATAACGCTCTAAACTGAGAAGCTCCTTTTATTATGTATCCAAAGAAGTTTGCAAGTACACCAGTTAACATAATCAGAGGTCCTGCAACTGCTGTCAGTCCTCCAAAGAAAGCCAATAATGATTTTAATGGAGCGGGTAGTTTATCTATAAACTTTAAAATTCCACTAACAATATTTATTAAGTGAGTATTAATTGTTAAAAACTGTTCTCCTACGCCAGCAAGTTCTGCTTTAAGTGATTCTAAAGCTCTCTTGTATTTTCCAGAAGCAGATTCTGTAACCATTGCTAATTCTCGTCCAGCAATGTTAGCTAGATCTTGAGAGCTTGCTTTCATTAAATCCATTACCTCTAAAGTTTGACTTCCTTGTTTTCCTAAGTTTTCAAACAAAGCACTAATTCTTGCAAACTGGAATTTTCCAAACAGCTGCTCAATTGCTTGAGATTTTTGTAAAGGATTTAGATTATCTAATCCTGCTTGTAAATCCAAAAGCGTAGCAGTAACGTTTCCAGCATTATCATTTACAATTGCTTTTAAGTTAATTCCAAAATCTGCAAATTTAGCAATAGCTACATCTGTTGGGTTAATTAAAGAAGCTAGTGCAGACTTAAGAGCATTTGCTCCTTCTGTTGCATTAATTCCGCCTTCTCTCATTGCTGTTAAATACAAAGCAAGATCTTGAACACTTCCTCCTAGACCTTTTATTACTGGTCCCGCTTTAGGAATTGCTTCTACTAAATCTCCAAGAGTTGTTGATGTCTGGTTTTCAACTGCGTTTAAAAAGTTAATTGATTCTGCTAACTCATCTGTGTTTTGTTTAAAAGCTGACTGAATTGCAAGTGTAGCTTTCATTGCATCTTGTCTATCAACTTCACCAAGAACTGCAAGACGAGTTGTTTCTTTAATAGATCCTAAAAGATCGTCTCCTTCTTTTCCAGTTGCAGCAATGTCCGCTGCTAAGCCTAGAGTTTCTTTAAATGATGCTCCATATCCTTTTGCCAACTCTGATGCCGTTGCTGAAACATCTGCTCTTATTTTTGCTAACTCTAAAGAAGATTTAGCAGTTAGTCCTCCATAAACTTTAGTTAATCTAGTTAATTCTTGATCTGCAGTTCTAAATGCATCTGCTGAAGCTTTTCCAAATGCTGCAAGGGGTATAGTTAAGCCTACTGTTAACTGACGTCCTGCCCACTGGGTGTTCTTACCCCAGTTAATTAAAGAGTTTGCTCCTTCTTGAATTACTCTGTTCATAATTTGCAACTCTTGTCTTGCTAAAGCTGTTCTGTTTTTTACTTTGTCTAATCCTGTTGGAATATGAACATTGTATTGCATTAATCCTTCAGAGTTTTTTCCTAGTGGTTGCAATATGGCATTTTGTAATTGTACTTGTTGAGCAGCTAACTGTCTTACAATTCCGCTATTTGTTTTTACATGTCCTTGATATACTTGAAAGAATTGTCTTAATTTTATTTGACCTTTATCTAATTGAGATCCAAATTTCTCTACATCAGATTGAAGGTTTACGAAGTGGGTAGAAAATTGCCCAGTGCTTCTCATTGTTTCTGCAAAGGAACGGTTCATTACCGCCGCTTGCGCTGAGAGGTTTTTGTTTGTTGCGTTTAGCTTTGTCTGTAAATTAGTTAAGGCTGAAGAAACCTTGTTCAAGTCTACAATAAGGTTTGAAAAGTCTGCCGTAGCGACTATTCTGGTTACTATCTGATCTTCAGCCATCTATATTATTTTACACCCTTGAGTATCCTAAGCCTGCGCCAATTCCAAAGCCTGCTTCAGCAGCATAACTTCCTTGTAGTGAGACTACGTCGTCTGCACTTTCCTGTATACCCAGAGCCTTTCTTTTTATATCCTCAAAACTATTGCTTTCTTCTACGGAGCTTTCGTTTAAGTTAACTCCTTGCAAAGATGCTAAAAACTTTCTTTTTTCATCTTCCGTTTTGTGCATAGATTTAAAGGTTTGAATTATTTCTGGCATTGAAAGATTTTCTTCTAGTTCTTCGTAATTTTTCCAATTACCTAAAAGAAAAACTTCCCCTAAGAGAGCGGCTAAATCGAGTTCTGACCAACTAGAGCTCGTGCCGCTTCCAGGTTTGGGTCGTCAAGTTTAATTCCTCCGCAAACTTCAAGAATTCGATTAATTGTCGGCATGTCTAGTGCGTCTTCTAATTTATCCCTGTCTGCTACTAATTCTGGTACTTGTGACTCAATTGCAATTCCGCTTGCTGCAATTAAAATTGAAAGTGTTTCATCTTCATTTGCTGCAGTTTCTGTCTTTTTAATTTCTGCCATGAACTTTCGCAATGCTTTAATTGTCAATGGCTTTAGCTTGACCTTTGCTCCATTTTGAAGTTCAATTTCTTCTACATCATATACTGTTGTTGCCAATTTATCCTCCTTGGATAGTTAAAATTATTATAACATATAGCAAACATAAGGGCAATAAAAAGCCCCCCAAATAATGGGGGGCCTCTATTAATTAATTTATATTAATTATAACCAGGTGCGGTCTACGATTGTACCGTATTCTGAACCTGCATCTCCCGCTGCACCTGATGGTAGCAAACGGAATGTTACTGGAAATGTTGATGCTGCGTTACGAGCCAAAGAGAACTGTGACTGTTGTACAGAAAGAACACGACGTGCATAATATACACGCTCAGTTTTTGATGATTCTGCAGTTGTTGGAGCTTGTCCAATTGCAACTAATTGACGCTCAACTGGAGCTGCACCTAGTGCGCCTGCCTCAAGTCCAAGTTTCTTACCTGACTCTGTAAGAGTTGATTGTCCTTGTCCGAAAACTACTAGAACGTTTTCTAGTGTTCCTTCGGCCATTTCTGTTGCAATCATAACCTCCATAGCAGACTTAAACAGCTTAGCTGTGTCGAGTAACTGATCTACAGTCACTGAGTCGTATGTTGGGTTGTAAGTAATTTGCAAACCGTTGTTTGTGTAACCTACGTTACGGTATGCAGCACCTGTTGTTGCTGTTGCACCTGATGCTGTATCTACTCCGTTAAGAGTTGTTGTGTATGACTCACCTGCAACGTATGGTCCTGGCGTTGCTGATGTACCATTTTTAAATGCTGGAACTGTCTTGTTACGTCCAGTTGCGCCTGATATAGCGGTACCTGGAACCATGTTTTCTACATATCCTGATGTTGTTGAATCTTCTACTGATAAAAACAGTGGAGATGCACCAACAAGAATATTTCTAGCATTACCTGTATTTTGTGCCATTAATTTATTCCTCCTATATATATATACATATTAAAATCTTTTAATCAAGCTGGCTAGGCTTCTTTCCTCTAAGGCAATTATACGGAACAAGTCAACCAAAAGCAACTTATAGAAATCTTCCTACCCCATCTACCATTCTGGCATACTTTACTTCCAAAATGACATCTGAAGACATTAGACCCTGCATTTCCTCTGATGGCTCTGTTGGGGATATATCGGCTACAAAAATGCTAAAAAATTTGAATTTATTAGACAGGCTTGCAAACCTATTTACGTCTCTTGCGGACTCATCTACCCTTCTAAATTCATCAATCATAAAATTCCTAATCTCATTGATTTCTGAAACATCTGGGGAGTAAATAGTAAAGAGTATCTGCTCACAGCATACCATCCAATTTTCCTCATATGAGGTTCCAATTTTGTCATAAACTATATGTTTTTTTCCACTCAAAAATTGATCCATTTCAGATACCTGTTGGACTGGAACAATGGGGACTATCTTATCGTTTATGCTATCGCTAAAATATTCGTTATCATCAAATATTTCAGCTGCCACCAATTTAGACCATAAAAATTTTCTTATTTCTAGAATTGCATCTAGTTTATAATTTGCCGTCATATTAAGGACCCTCCAAATGACATCTCTACTGCTGAGTCCGCCATGCTTCTAATTGAATTTGGAGAAAATGAATATTGAACTGTTTTAATTGTTGCTGGTATTTTTAATGCTTTCATTGAAGCTGAATTAAATATATCTTTAAATCCAGATTTTTTAATAGATGAGCTTACAAGGTTCCCGCTAAAAAATCTTGAATATTGTAAAGTAAATTGATTTTTAACACTAGGTCCTCCTGGCCTTTTAACGGTCACTGAAGCCCCTTTGGGCATAAAGACTGTCTCGCCATTGGATTCAAATACTAACCTCTCAGAATGGCGTGGAGCAATTTTAAGAGCCATTCCTGACTCCATCACAGACGCTTTGTTTTGAAATACGTGTTTTCTTTGTTTTTCTGGTCCAGGGACAAATGTTTTTGATGGTTCAAATTTAAAATTAACTTTAAAAGATATTCCTGCAGAATCTAAAGATGTTAGACTAAACAATCTATCATTTGCGCTTCCAGTCTTACCCCATTCATATACATGGTGAAATGCTTTTGGCTTTGATCTTGCTTGTGAATCTATGTATTGCCCAAAATCTTTTTCTATTTGATTAAACACTACCTTTTTAAAAGTACTTTTAAACTTTTTGCTATTGCTTAATTTGGCAATTACATTTGCTTGATAATATAAGGCAGCAGAAATTTGTGCAATATTACTGTCTTGAATAATTCCCTTTGGGCTTTTGTTATACATTAATCTTTCAAGACCAGAAGCTGCTTGAAGCAGCATTACGTTAGATTCCAATTTGCTGATTCTCCGATCTCTTTAGAGAAGAATTATAACCAATTACTCTACCAAATGGATCTGTTATAGGACTACTTCCAATAACTTCAAATACTGTGGGTGTCTCTGATGGATAGTCCTGCTCTGTCCAAATTGATTTTCCGTCCCTGTCTTTAATGTTTGAAACCTTGTGCCTTAAAGATATTTTACTTTCGGTACGAACTTGAATGTTTTGCTCGTTTTTGTATTTGTTAGAAAAGGATTGGGTGTCTCCAGATCTAGAAGTTGAAGAATTACTTATAATGCTTTTTGCATAGCATGGAATTGTTGAATAATAAGACCATTCTTTTTTTATAGCACCAGTATCATCATCCTGAATATCTGTTTGTCTATAGATATCCAAGTTCATGGGCAACATGGACTGTATTAAATCTATCATTAAATTACTACCATATTACTTAAAACATATGAGCTTAGTAACTGGTCTGCGTAGGCATTTCCAGTTCCAGCATATGCGCTAGAGCTATATTCAAATTTCCAATCAAATGCTTGAACATTTTTTGCGTATTTGTTTCTCCAGATAGAATCTTTAGAAAAGTAATCTTTCATTAACTCAATACAAGCTTGGCTAACTTCTGTTGGAACCCTGTCCCATCCAAATTCACCATGAATTGTGTATCTAATATTTTTTCCAAATAAAGAACCTTCGCTATCATTAACGCTAGGTGGCACAAATCCATTTGCAGTATAAACTGCATTGTCTATTGAATTAGTTTTATCAATTCTAATTCCAAAACCAGTTTCTGAAATAATTGGATTAAATATCCAGTTGTTAACAGCAGGAACAGATTGATTGTCAATTAAAAGGATATCGTTAGAATACAGTTTATTTAGTTTATTTATTTTATAAGGTAATACTAATACGTCTGAGTCTGATCCGTATACTACTTCTACGTCTTGGTATAAATAAAACTCTTGACCTGTATGTCCTTCTATAATTTTTCTAGCATATCTCTCTGCAGATTGAATCTCTTGATAATTTTTATAATTTGGATCGCTAGGGTCTGATCCGAAATTTAGATCTTGCAAATGTTCATTAATGTTTATGTAAGGAGTGACTACATCAACATATGATGCATGGTATCCCTCTGTTCCAGAAATTGAATACGACCAAACTAGCTTGAAACTTCTATTTCTTTCCGTATAGTTAAAAGGCAATATGACTTGATACGATCCAGAATCTGTTTCTACGCTAGTGGCCGTAAGTGTTGTTAAGATTGTAGTTGGGGAAATGGCAGGGACTATAGAAGGATCCTCTGTAACATCGTAAACTTTTACTGTAACTGTGTCTGGACTGACAAGTTCAGACTCCCAATATATTTTGCTTTTTATTGGAGTCCTACTATTTACATAAATCTCTGCCATTTTAAAAGGTTAAATTAACTGTAGAAGTCTTGAACTTCCCTTGGGGTAGCTAATCTAAAACCTTCCTCCTTATCAAAAATTTCTTGAGCAGCTTCTGCAGACATTGCAACGAATGGATGTTCTTTTGTAAAAGTAAATCCTAAAGCATCGTATCTGTAATTGTCTCTTTCCATCTTAACTAACAAAGAATTTGGATCTATTTCCTGATTTAAATCAAATCTTGGTAATACTTCAATTTCTTCTTTAGCTTCTTCAACATCTTTAATTGCTTTACTATACACTTCCCAGGTTACCCCGTCTTCTGTTAGCGCCGCAATAATGTCGGCTTTTCCTTTTAAATCACTTGCGTCTACGCCGAAGTCTTCGGCTGCCTGCTTTAATTCAGATAATTTCAATGTCTCGAATGACATATGTTCTCCTTTTGGTTAGGTCGTTTAATTATATCACTAGTAAATTCAAATGAAAAGCCCCCAAATTAAATTGGAGGCTTTTCTTTAGATAAATAGATTATTTCTTAATTAAGAAGCAACCTTAACATCTTTTACAACTACCCAAGCATCTGGTTGTTCGATTTGAACGCCAACTCGAGTATACATTGTGTACTCAATGGAGTCCTTACGAGGCCAGAAGAATCGGTAAACAGTTACATCACGCTTGATACCAATAACTACGTTATTTGGGAATGTCAAGTGGATATCTCCGTGTGAACCTGATGGGCTTGCATATGAACCTGTTTGTGTCTCAGGAAGAAGTGGTACCTCAACAATTGGAATACCAAATGCGAAAGGTGCTACATATCCTGCTGCTCCACCAAGTCCTGGTGTTGCACCACGGATAACGCTTGATGCGATATCTTGTGGGATTGTGTTGTTTGTTCCAATGCTGTTAGCATATAGGAAATCTTGGATTAGGTTTGAACCTGCCAAGAAGCGAAGGTCTCCACGACGTTGCATGTATTTACGTGGCATTGCTTTTAATGCCTTGTTAAATAGCTCACGAGAAACTCCAGCTCCAGCTCCAGCTACAACTCGACCATTGGCCTTAGCTTTAGCTACAACTCCTTGGAATGCCTTGTACAGAGGATCTGATCCGCTGCCGACACCATTAAGGATTACATCCTCAATGTCGTTTCCTGCTTGTGTTGCCATCAATCGTGCAATATGATCTTCTAGATCTGCACCCTCAATGTTGTCTTCTAGAGACTCAGTTGAAAGCTCCCAGTCTAGGCGTAATTTCTTTGTTGTCAAAGAAATCTTTGAGAAAGTAACTGCTGCGTTTTCTGCAGTGTTATCTCCTTCTGTTGCAAGTTTCATAAGCTTTTCGCCTACTGACATGCGGTCAATTTCTGCAGTGTCTGCTCTCATTCGAACGGTACGTGCGACTTTTCCAATTACGGTTGCATCGAACATATAGTCTAAGAAGCGAGCTGACTGCTCTGGGTTAAGTAGACCACCGTTTCCGTTTTCGGAACCAGCGTGTGTACCTGTACCACCAGTTGTGGACGCAAAAGTACCTGTTGCTGTTGTACCAGCTGCGATTGCCTTTTCTAATGTTTCATTGCTCATTATTTTATTTCTCCTTATTTCTTACTTTATTAGTTCGTTTACGGAACCGAGGAAAGAACCGTTCCATTTTGATTTTTGGACTTTTACTTCCCTAGACCCGCCAAGGTCTGAGGACTTTTTAATTGCAGTCTCTGATTCTACTGCATCGACACGCTTTTCTACTCCATCAATCGTGTTTCTGATGTTCTCAACAGTTTTGCTGAGCTCTGAGTGTTGTTCTGCCAACTCTGTAATTTTGCTTTCTACGCTTTTGCTTAAAATTTCAACTGCATTTTTAATAGTTGTAACTTGTGCTGCGTTTTCTTCTGAAGCTTTGTTTAGAGTTTCTGAGAAAAAGCCTTTTAAATCACCTAACATTTTTGCAAAATCAGGTTTTTCAACAACAATCTCATCAGAGATGTCTGTTGCTTTTTCAACGATTTCGGCAGAAGCATCTACTAATACGTCTTCTGTAATAGCTTTTTCAATTGTTGCTTCTGCAACAACTTCTACTTCTACTGCTGCGGTTTCTTCAACCACTGCGGTTTCTGTGTTTTCTGACACTTCATTACCTCCTTGTGCGTTTGCCTGTTTTGCGATTGTTTGTGTTTCAGGCAACGTTAATCTTGACTTCTTAAATGAAGCAAGAATCTTTTCTATTTCTTTTGCTTTGTTTATATCATCAGTTTCTACCCA